CGTTGATATTCAATTACAAATGATTTCTGCAGTAACAGGTATTCCTAAAAGGATTCTAACAGGTACTGAACGAGGCGAATTAAGTTCTTCTCAGGATGCAAGTGAATGGCGTTCCTATGTAGAAGGAAGAAGATTAGATCATGCCGAACCTCATATTGTAAGACCGTTTGTAAATCGTTGTATTGAATTAAAAATTCTGCCAAAACCAATAAAAGGAGAATTTGAAGTTATTTGGTCAGATTTATATGCAATGTCGGAAGCGGAAAAAGTAAAAATTGGAATGGATAGGTCAACAGCTATAAAGAATTATACAACTTCAATATTGTCTGAAGCAATTCTTTCCCCTGATGCATTCCGAGAATTATGTTTAGGTTTAACGGATAACCAAATTGTTTTACTGAAACAAATGGATTTATCGGAAATTGAAAAGGAACAAGTAATGGAAAAAGCATTTCCTGTTCCGGTTGCTCCTGTTATTCAAGACCCAACAAAATTAAAACCTGCTTTACAGAAACCATTACCTATTAAGAAAACACCTATAAATAAATAAAACCATGAGAAGAAAATTAACAGTAGCATATGGAGAATTTCCAGTAGGAACAGAATTTGAAATTTCTGGAGTATCCGCAAGTAGAGAATTTGATTTACTTGGCAATAGTTCTTTAGTAAATTTAAGTGATGTCAATGGTGATATGATGCTTCCTTATGGTAGTGTTCCTGTAATAGGGGTTATGGAAGTCGTTGCTCCTGTAGGTTACTATTTTTGGGCAATACTATGCTGGGCGGCAGATACTAAAATTGCAATCTTAAAGAAAAATGCAGCGTATGATGCTCATACGACTGATTTTTATCTTCCAGCAGGAAAGGTATTACAAACAGGACAATTTCATAGATTTATTGATAGCTCTACATTTGTTCAGGTTAAGGTTACAAAGATTACTTTAACTAATGCTACGGATAACGTACAGGCATTGCTTAAAAAATTATAAGAAATGGGAACTTTACCAGGAATAATATCAGGTATAGGCATAGGATTAGAAAAGGTTCACATATGGGCATTGTTGAACCCCTACCTACGGGATTACTACGCCCGAATTACGCTCGATCTGGGCACAATCAGAAACAAGGCATTTGCAAAATCTGTCAATACCCTGTTTGATAGTTTTGGACAACCTAAAGAGGCGTTTAAGCTGACCATTGCTCCGGAAATGGGAATGGTGGGTAATGTCATTAGTCCTACTCAAACAGGTGTAGCTAAGCTGTATAACTTGACAGCCGGTAACGATGCGGTGCAGGCTACTCAACTCAATCAGCCATCTTTAGGTGGTAGGATAGCACCAAATGAGAAGTTAAGTTTGGTTAATGGCAATGGTCAAGCTAAGTATATGACACATACACCTATTAGTTTTGGTGCTACTGATGCGTGGAGTGTGACGACGGTGTTAAACTGGGATGGAAGTGCCAATAATCAATCTTGTTTATTTGGACTCATTGGTAATTTCCCTGAATTTCGATTGCGTGATAATGGAAATTTTAATTTTAATTTTATTTCTGCAAGTGTATCAGAGTCAGTTGGCGGAGATTCAAGGAAGATATTAGGTAGGTCGTCAATTATTACATTAGTTGCAGACGGATTGGGAGGATTAATATTGTATTTGAATGGAGTGTCACATCAAGTACATAATCAATCATCAAATAGAACGATTGCCAATTTTGATACATTTTTGCGCGGAATAAGCACCGACTATAACGGCTCCCTCTCCTATCACTCCATCAAAGCCTTTGCTCTTACTGCTGAACAAGCTCTTGCTGAATCTACTCTACTTAAAGCTACATTTCCTGAGATACCATCAGTAACAATAGGTAGTCAGGTATGGGCCACAAGCAACTGTCAGATGGTATGCACACCGATGGGCACTGTAATACCGGAGGTAACCGACAACACAGCATGGGCAAACAGTCAGGTACTTTATGATAATGCTTATGCTGCAACTTCCGGAACAGACGAACAAAAGACTTATGCAGCCGTAAAAGCCACTGCTATGTGGTGTAGTTATAATAACGATGCTGCACTTGGAGTAATATACGGTAAGTTGTATAATGAATATGCCATCTTATTGATTCAGAGTGACATTGATTCTTATAATATTGGAAATCCGACATGGGGTTATCGTGTTCCTTTTAGGGCTAATATGGCTACATTGCAGATTGCGCTTGGTAGCAGTGAAATAGCTGGCGGCAAAATGAGAGTAGTAGGAAACACATACTGGACAAATATCATAGGTAGTATTGCCTCCACAAACGAGAGCGGATTTAGTGCACTTCCCGCAGGGATAAGAAATACGGATGGTTCATTTTCATTAATTAATAACCAGTCGCTGTTCCGTTCAATAGAAAAAGGATGTAATTCATATTTAGATTCTTATGGTGCATTTACAACACAAGAGGATACGCCTCCCGGATATGGTTTTTCACTTCGTTTAATTAAAGACTAATCTTATGTTTAAAGTAACAGAAAATACACAACCGATAGTATCAACCAAATACGCTGAGCTTGCAACATTAGAGGATTATCAATCTCTCAATGAAGCTATCAGCGATGCTAAGCAGTACCCCAGAGATTCAACTAACATCTACGCTCCCGAAGAAGTAGAACCCGTCAACGGGTTGTATTACATGGAAATTGGGGCACATTTGCAGGCTACATGGCCGGAAACTTTGGTTGGAATTACGTTAGTTGATCGTGTGCCGGAAGTGATAATTCAAGATCCGGTTTAGGTTCACATAGACCTGCGTTTTGAACCTTATTATATTAAATTATTTATTATAAAAATATAAAGATATGTGTGAACTTTGTACAAATAGTCTTTCTCTGAATGCAGCGTATGATCCTACAAGGACTACTACGCTGCGGAATTTATTTGTCAAAGCGATGGATAAACGTTTCGATGCTTTAACAAAAGCCATATATCAAAAAGTAGTAACGGAAGATTTCTTTGGATTAAATATTGTACAAACTAATGCTACTAATATTCCCTTTTCTTTTCCCCGTTCATCTGAAAAGGTACAGGAATTTATGGTTTGGTTAAAGCAAGAATCGGACAAAGGAATACTTACTATCAGAGAATATGAACAAATAGGAGAATCTATTGATTCCGCTTGGACAAATTTATTTATTACTGATTCCTATAAGAGAGGTATTATGAGGGCAAGATACGAATTGCAAAAGGCAGGTTACGTTGTCCCAAGTATAGAAGCAACTGGTGGTGTAGATTTAGCCATGATGGTTCCCATGCATATGGATCGTTTAGGTTTATTATATACAAGGGTATATTCCGATCTAAAGGGAATCACTGCTGCAATGGATACTCAAATAAGTAGAGTACTTACTCAAGCAATGGCAGATGGTGATGGTGCAAATTTTATTGCAAGAAAATTAATTGCAACGATTAATGGAACAGGTTTAGGTGATTTATCTTTGACAGATTCATTAGGTCGTTTTATTCCTGCTAAACGTCGTGCTATGATTCTTGCTCGCACGGAAATAGTAAGAGCACATCACCAAGCTATGATTCAAGAATATAAAAATTGGGGATTAGAGGGAATTACTGTATTAGCAGAATTTATTACGCAAGGTGATGAAAGAGTTTGTCCTGAATGTGAATCAATAGCTTTAGGAAGTCCTTATACTTTAGAAGTTGCAATGAACCTAATTCCGGTACATCCTCAATGCAGATGCATCTGTTTGCCATGGGACGTTCCATCAATATTAAAACAATAAAGATATGTTAGCAATAAATTATCTTCAGCTGAAAAATAATCAATCAATTAGCAGTTATACGGCTACTGAGAAATTCTTGGAAGGAAGGAAGCAATTAGCAGTACCCGTAACTATGATTGTGGAAGGAGTTCTTAATGGTAGCATGGGACCATTACTTCATCTTGCGGAAGATTTTGGAAAGATACCGGAATCGTGGAATGGTATACCAATTGTAATTTATCATCCTGAACAAGATGGGCATGGTATATCCGCTAATAATCCGGAAGTACTTGAAAAGAGTAAAGTTGGTTTTGTATTTTATTCACATGTAGAGGATAATAAATTAAAAGCAGAAGCTTGGTTGGATGAAGAAAAACTAAAGGTTGTTTCCAATGCTACTTTACTTGCTATTAACGCAGGAAAGACAATGGAACTAAGTGTAGGTGTATTTACAGAGAATGAAGAAATTGCCGGAGAATTTAACGGTATAAAATACAATGCTATTGCCAGAAACCACAGACCAGATCATTTGGCTCTTTTGCCCGACGGAGTTGGTGCTTGTTCTTTGGATAATGGATGTGGCATGGGTGTAAATAAAATGAAAGGAGAAAACAATGTGAACAAGGTTGAAGCTTTAAAAGTAGTAAGGGATTCCAATTATTCCGTGATTGCTATCGGAGTTAATATGGCACAAGGCTTGAAACAAAAACTGGATCAATTGTATGATTTAGTAAGGACTTTGAGAATACCTTCAGATGCTGACGGCAACGGTAGCACTTGGACGTATTTGGAAGAGGCTTACGACACTTTCCTAATTTATTCTGTAGAGGATCAAAAAGGAAGTAAGTATTTTAAATGCAATTACCAGTTCCCCGTGACCGAAGGATTACCAGAGTTTGTAGGAAATCCAATAGAGGTTGTAAGAAAGGTTGAATTTGAACCTATTATTAACAATGAGGTGGAATTAAGCCTCAATAAAGAAAAGGAGACAAAAATTATGGCAGAAAAATGCACCCCATGCGTTGAAAAGAAAGCAGGGGAACTAATTGTCAATTCCGCTACCAAATTCACGGAAATAGATCGTGAGTGGTTGCAGACATTGGAAGAAAGTGTTTTGGATAAAATGATTCCGGTGGCTGTTGCCCCTGAAATGCTTTCACTGAATGCTGAGGATCAAGCTGCTTTGGATTTAGGGAAATTAACCCTTGCCAATGAACGTGCTGCAATGGTCGCTACCATTACGGAAAACACAGAAGCCGGTTTATGGACACCGGAAGTTCTTGCTAACATGGACAAAACTATGTTGGAAAAGATTTCCAAATCTGTAGGCAAAAAGGTTGAAAAACCTGCTGATTATTCTTTGAATGGTAATTCATTTCAAAGTTACGCAAAAACAAATGAAATTGAACCTTTGTTGCCAAATGTATAATTTTTAATTAAGAAAGGAGAATAAAAAATGAGTAACACGATTATTTTAAAAAATTACCTCAATATATTTGAGGAATTCACAGCAGAAGCAGCTATCACTCCTGGTAATTTGATTGAATTGATTGCTGATGGCAAAGTTCAGAAACATGCAGGGGCAGATGGTTTTGCAATGCCAATGTTTGCTAACGTTGATGCCCTTCAGGGAAAAGGTAAAGACGATGCATACGCTGCAGGTGACAAAGTTCAGGTTTGGATACCACAAAGAGGTGATCAGGTAAATGCAATTCTTGCTAATGGTGAGACAGCAGTTATCGGTTCAAAACTCGTAAGTGCTGGTGACGGTACTTTGAAAGTATATGATGTTGTTTCCGGAACAGAGGAAATCATTGTTGCTATTGCTTTGAAAGCCGTTGATATGTCAGGTTCGAGTGCTGTTGATCCTGATGGACGTGTCCCTGTTGTTATTGTTTAATCAAGTTTAAAGGAAAGGAGAATATAAAATGAATGATTTAGCTGTAGATTTAATTAACATGAGTACGGGACAGGCATCTGGCTCTGTTGCAAATTCCATTATCAGTAATGGTCGTTTGAATTTGGGTTTGATGCGTCCTTTTATCGCACAAAACAAAGCCGGTCAGTGGGGCAATTATATCACCACCTACAAAGGTCTTGGTGATCCTAAAGCACCGGAAAACTGGATAACAAGCCAGATCGGTACAAATGCTCTGCTTCGTCGTGATGAGTGGAAACAGTTGGATGAAACCCTTATTGAAGTAGGTCGTCAAAGACTTGGTGGTATTGAGGATTTGGTTCAAAAGAACCTTATCTATAACCTGGGAAATGCAATGGGTACAACCGTACTCGAATGGCATGACGTATCTGACGGTTTTGAGGCTGTTGTTTCTATGGATGGTGTTACTCGTTCCAAGAACGATGCTGTTACCTTCCAGCACAATTACTTGCCAATCCCGATTATCCATTCGGATTACGAGATCAACGCAAGACAGTTGGCAACCTCACGTAGCATGGGAAATCCTTTGGATGTTACCGCTGCTGCAAATGCTACCCGTAAGGTTCTTCAGACCTTGGAAAATATGTTGTTTACCGATATTACTTATTCTTTCGGAGAAAAGGATGCTCGTGCCCGTAACAGCATTTATTCTTACATCAACTTCCCTGATCGTAATCAGGTTGCTTTGAAAAAGTCTTGGACTGATTCAGGTATGACACCGGAACTTATCCTCCAGGATGTTATGGATATGAAAGCGGATTTGTTAGCTTCTTTCAAATATGGACCTTACCAAATCTACATCCCTACCACTTACGAAAGTAAATTGGACGAGGATTACAGTGTAGCAGGTGGTTCTATTATGACAATCCGTGAGCGTATCATGAAACTTGCCGGAATTAGCGGAATTAAGGTAGTTGATACCTTACCTGCAGACAACGTGGTAATGGTTCAAATGACTTCTGACGTTGTTCGCCTTGTAAGAGGTATGGGACTTCAGAACGTAGAATGGGAAGTTGAAGGCAAAATGATCACCAAATACAAGGTCATGACAATTCAGGTTCCACAGATTCGTTCTGACATGAACGGCAAATCTGGTATTGCACATCTTGCATAAACTAAGTAGAGGCTAATCATGCTGATATTTAAAATCTTTTAATCATGAAAAGAACAAAAAAAGTAGTAGCAGTAGAAGAACCAACGGTTGAAAAACCAATAGTATATCCTGTTACAGTCGGAGTTTTATTTAAAAAAATAGGTGGTGGTACGATGCGTTGGAATAACCGTATTATTAAACCTGGGGAAAAGTTTGTTGCAAATCCCGATGAACTCCCAAAAGCATTCATGCCTTCTTTACAATGTTTAGAACCTGAAAAATTAAAAAACTGGTCTGCCATTGTTGAAAAAGAAACACAAACACCCGAAGTACTTTACAAGCTAAAAAAACTCAAAGACGGTACTTATAATATCGTCAACGAGCAAAAGAAAGCAATTAACGAAGAACCGTTAACATTGGAAGAGGCAGAGGAAATGCTTACAGCTTTAAACAAATAAAGTTATGAAATGGATCGTTCCAAGAATATGGGAAGGAGGCACGGCAGTTATAATAGGCGGTGGACCATCTATACTAAAACAATTCAGTATACCTGAATCGGTCATAGAAGATGTGTATTCCGGTAAATTAACACCTGATGCTTACTCCCCTTTCTTGGAACCCATTCATAAAAAGCATGTTATCGCAGTTAATGTAGCATATAAGATTGGTAATTGGATTGATGTAATGTTTTTTGGTGATCTTAGTACTTGGAATGAGCAAAAGAAAGATTTGGTTAAATTTAAGGGTTTGCGTATTACTTGTGCTTCTGGATTAACTAATGATACCCGATTAAAACATCTTGCACAAAATGAAAGGCATAGAGTAGGTATTACAACTGACCCAACAAAATTAAGTTGGAATGGAAATTCCGGAAATGCTTCTATAAATTTAGCTGTTTTATTTGGTGTCAAAAGAATAATCCTTTTAGGGTTTGATATGCAATTAAACAATGGAAATAACCAACATTGGCATAATTATTATTCAACACCTACAAAAGAAGTTCAATCCACTATGAAAAGGCATTTATCACCTTTATCTACTATGAAAAAGGAATTAGATGCTTTGGGGATAGAAGTTATTAATGCAAATCCGGACAGCAAGATTGAATGTTTTACCAAAATGAATTTTAACGAAATAAAGTTATGAAGATATTCATTATCAATTATAATAGGCTAACATATTTAAAGAACACTATCGAGTGGGCTTTGAGTAATGATTTGCAACCTATTGTTTTAGATAATGCTTCCACATATCATCCTTTATTAGATTACTACAGAACCAATCCCTGTCCGATATACAGGTTTAAAACAAATCAAGGACATAAGGTGCTTTGGAACAATCCAATTCTTTTTAAGATTTTACGTATTAAAGGACAATATCTTGTAACCGATCCTGATTTAGATTTGACTAATGTGCCTAAGGATTTTTTGAAAGTGATGGAAGCTGGATTACATCGCTATACAAAATATACTAAATGTGGATTGTCTTTAGAAATAAATGATCTTCCAAATACTGTATTAGGAAATGCTGTAAAAGAATGGGAAAGTCAATTTTGGACAAGACCTTTAGATGAAATGTATTATGAAGCTGGAGTAGATACTACTTTTGCTTTATACCGGAATCAAAACTTTAGTATTACACCAAGTTTACGATTAAACAGACCATACACGGCTAAACACCTTCCTTGGTATTATGCTGATTTATCTAAATTACCAAAAGATGAACAACATTATATAAAAACGGCAAATTCAAGTTTTAGTTGGAAAGATAAAATTATTGGAAGTTCTAATTTCATAATTGCTACTTACTTAACTACAGCAATTGATGAACAAAGAAATGTACAGCAAGTAGGTGATACTTTTAATTACATTCAAGCATGGTATAATTCAGTGATACTTTCTGGTAGTAATGGTATTATTTTACATGATAATTTATCTGATGATTTTCTAAAACTTTTTCCTAAAATAACATTTGTAAAATATCCAAGAATACCTAAAGGAATGTCGTTGTATGAATATCGTTGGCATATTGCTTATGAATTTTTACAAACCGTAGAATCCAATAATGTATTTTTTACTGATGTTTCCGATTGTACTATTATTAATAATCCTTTTGAACAAAGAGATTATAAAACGGAAACATTATATTGTGGTGATGAACCTTGTTTTATTAGGGAAAATGATTGGTTGCAAAGATGTTTATTAAATGCGCATATAAAGAATCTACCAAATATACAAGAAATATGGCAATCAAATATGCAGGTATTAAATCCTGGTATATTGGGAGGGGATACAAAAACGGTTTTAAATTTCCTGAAAGTATTTACTGAGTTTTTAACAAAATTGAAATACAGAGGGAAAGATGAAACGGTTGATATGGGGATTTTTAACTATGTTATGAATACTCAATTTGCCCCTGTTCATGGTTATCCTGTAAATAGTAAATTCAAGGCATACGAAAATAATAACAAAGTCTGGTTTAAACATAAATAGAAATGATTGTACTAATAACACCAACAGGAGGAAGATCAAGACAATTCAATTTGTGTTGTAATTGGATGCGGAAACAAACATATACCGGAAAGGTTCTTTGGATAATTGTAGATGATTGCATACCACGTACTACATTAAATATAGAACCGTTTCCTAAAAATTGGACTATCATTACAAAGTATCCTTCTCCAATTTGGAGGAATGGAGATAACACTCAAAGTAGGAATTTAAAAGTAGGTATTGATATTATAAAAAGTATTCCAAAGAAACAAGTGGAAGGTATTTTTATAATTGAGGATGATGATTATTATTCTCCTGTTTATTTGGAAAAGATGGTGGTCAAATTAGAAGGATTTACCATTGCAGGTGAAATTTATACGATGTATTATCACATAGGAGAAAAGAAATATCGGGGTGACGCTAACGTATATCATACGAGTCTATTTCAAACGGCTTTTAAGACGGAAGCAATCCCTGCTTTTGAATTAAGCTACGGGAATAAGTTTATAGATATAGAGTTCTTTAAACACGTTACAAATGTAAATCTATTTCCACGTGAAGACCTTGCAATTGGTATAAAAGGAATGAATGGAAGAGGTGGAATTGGTGGGGGTCATAGACGAACAATGTATAAAGGATTGCCTGATTATAATTTAGCAAAATTAAAGGAATTTATTGGTGAAGATTATAAATACTACAAATGAAAAAAGACTACCTAAATCAACCAATCTTAATTACGGGGATAGAACGTTCCGGCAGTACTATTATTGCAAAGGTTTTAGCAATGTGTGATGTATTTATGGGGGATACTACGGAAATGGGAGAAAACAAAGTAATAAAAAGTTTAGTAAATGATTTTTACACTTCCGTTTTAAAAGTTCCTATAAATGGTCAAAAGATTATTCCTTCTTTAGATGATTCTTGCATTCCTTCTACATGGGCATTTATTATAAATGATATTTTGGAAGAGCAAAAATATAAAGAAGATAAACCTTGGATTTATAAAAGTTCTCGTATTGCTCAAATTTGGCAACTATGGAATGAAACATATCCTGATGCTAAATGGATTATTGTAAGAAGAAGAACAGGTGATATAGTTCAGTCTTGTTTGAAAACCGGATTTATGACAGGATATTCCGATGCTGAAGGATGGTTAGGTTGGATACATAAGCATGAAGCATTATTCCTTGCTATGATCAAAGCAGGGGTAAATTATAAAGAGGTTTATCCTGAACGAATGGCACAAAATGATTTCAGCCAAATAAAAGAAGTAATTACTTGGTTAGGATTAGAATGGAATGCTGATATTCCCAAAGTTGTAAACGCATTATTAAAAAATAGTCCACAAAAAGAAAGGAATTAATAATGAAACTTCCTTGGTATTTTTCAATAGATAAATCAAAAGGTGAAAAAGGATTGACTTATGGAAAAGGTCATATCTTTATTCATTATAAAGTAAATAGGTTTTGGTTTTGTTATCAAAAATGTAAACTAATAATAAAAAGACTATGGCAGCACGTGTAACATTCGAGGAAGTTCAATCTATTATGGATGTAAAATTGGACGTTGATAAATGGAACGCATTTATTGGTACTGCCAATACTCTTATCAATTCTGTTTTTGGTACAGGGGATACTCCATTATTAAAAGAGATTGAAAAGTGGCTTACTGCTCACATGGTAGCATCTACGGTGGAACGTATGGCAAAGAAAGAAGAAGCCGGAACAGCAAAGATAGAATATGCAGGGGATTATGGAGAAGGTTTACATTCCACATCTTATGGGCAAATGGTATTAACCTTAGATACATCAGGCAGGTTAGCTACATTAATGGGACGGTCGGCAAAGATATATGCAATTAAATCCTTTACCAAATGAGCATACTTTCATTCATAAAAAAGATTTGTGTACAAAGAGTAGTGTACTGGGGGAATCCTCAACCAAATGGTAGTGGTGGATTTACTTTTTCTACTCCAGTTACTTTTGAATCTACAGATGAGTTTGGTGGTTGCCGATGGGAAGATGCTGCAAGAGTACAAACTACAAGTAAGAATGGAAAGGAATTTCATAATAAAGCTGTAGTAACGGTTGCTCAAAAACTTGACCTTGAAGGTTGGTTACATTTAGGTTCTTTAGATGATTTTGAAAGTGGTGTTGATACAGATAATCCAATAGGACTTCCGGATACTTACCAAATAATTGCAATTGATACATCACCATTATTTAGATCACAAGATAAGTTTGTATATACTATTTACTTAGGATTTGGAAACGTACAAAATTAAATATCATGCCACAAGGAATAACAAGATCAAGTATAGAAGGGTTTGATAAAGTTATTAAAGCGTTAAATGTAGAAATTCTTGCTATTAGTAATAATACACGAAAAGGTTTACGAAAATGTGCTATATTTATTCGTAATGATATGCAAAGGAATGAACCCTTTATTCCAGTAGATAAAGGAATTTTAGAAAAGACTTGGGAAACGCATTCTGAATATGATGGACCAATAGGAGCAAGAAAATATGGATTACGTATGGGATTTTCTGCAAACTATGCTCTTTGGGTTCATGAAATGTATGGTGCAGTAAATTGGACAAAAGCAGGTTCTGGTCCAGGATTCTTAATAAAGTCAATCAACCGGAATCATAATACAATATTGGAAATTATTCATGGGGAAACCCTAATACCTTAAAATATGAATGCTTGTAGTATAGATATTGTAGAATTATTGGAATCGGAAAGTGGTTTGGGATTAGTATTTGCTAAAACCTTATTTGTAAGTATAGAACCAACATCACCGCCGGATTGTGTCACGATATTTGATACAACGAGTATTCCACCACAATTAAATTTAACATCACAAGGATATGAATATCCATCCGTTCAGATAAGAGTTAGAAATAAGGATTTTCAAACAGGATGGAATTTAATAGAAACAATAAAGACATTACTGCATGGTTTAGGAAACGTAACCATTGGTGATTATCTTTATTCCGTTATCTATTGTGCTTCTGGTCCAGCTTTATTGGACTTTGACGAAAATAGTCGGGCAAGGATTATTTGTAATTTTAATTTACAGCGCAGAGCAAGCGTTTAAAAAGGAGAAATTTTATTATGGCAACAAAAGCAATTAGTGGAGTTGGCGTAGAATTTCATAGATGGAATGGGTCTCATTGGGATGCTATTTCTGAAATTACGTCAATTAAAGGTCCAGGCATGAAGAGGGAAACAATCGAAGTTACCTCTATTGATAGTGTCGGGGGATGGAAAGAGTTCATTGCTGGTTTTCGGGAAGCAGGTACATTACAACTTTCTATGAACTTTAGCAGGGGCAACCTTGATTTGTTTATGGAAGATTTTGAATCTGACGAAGAACAGTCTTATGAAATTGTTATACCCGACACATTGGTTACTACCATTGAATTCACTGGTTTGGTAACTGAATTACCGTTGAGCATTTCTGCAAAGGATGCAATTTCAAATGACGTTACAATTCAGATCACCGGAAAGCCTGTTATCAACAATGGTGCAAACAGTGGAAGTCCAAGCTAAATTGGAAATTGACTAATCAGGTCTTTTTAATATTTAAAAACTTTAATCATGAGTATAGTAAATGGCACAGGGGAAAATATAAAAGCTATCTTAGATATGTTTGGTGTAAAAGACAAATATACGAAAGAAGTTTATATACATATAGTTGCTGGAGAACCTGTTATACTTGACATAGTAGCTTATGCTGACATTTCTGAAAATCCTACTTTGGGAATGAAACAATATTACCTAACGGAAATACCAAACGAAGAAGAAAAACCAATTGAAGAATAATTTAATCATTAATTAAAACAGTTAATCATGACGCAGTTATTAAATCGTAGTTTATTATTACAGAAAGAAGAAGTTGAGATCGTTAAAGTTGATCTTGGAAAAGATGAATTTGTATATGTTCGTCAAATGTCTGGTAGGGAACGTGATACGTTTGAACAATCCCTGTTAAAAGAAATTAAGGATTCAAAAGGAGAAGTAACTGGATATGATCGTAGTTTGGTTGACTTCCGTGCTAAATTAGCCGTTGTTACTCTTTGTGACGAAAATGGTATAGCATTATTGAAACCTTCCGATTATGAATTACTTTCCATAAACATGAGTGCTCGTCGTTTGGAAAAGATTGTAAACGAAGCACAAAAGCTGAATGCTATAACTGAAGTGGATAAGGAGAATTTAATAAAAAACTCAGACGGCGACCAAGTCGCCAATTCCAATTCAGACTCTGCCTCCAACTTGGAATAGACCATCCTGATCACTTATTGGACAGACTAACCTCTGTTCAATTAAGTGAATGGGAAGCATATGATCGTATCGACCCGATTGGTACATGGAGGGATGATTATAGAATGGCATCATTGCAGGCAACTATGATAAACATCCATAATGCTTGTAATACGGAAGAAGGGAAAACACCCACCGCTACCAATCCTTCTGATTTCCTACCAATTTGGGATAAATTTGAAAGAGAACGATTAAATGAACAAGCTGAAGAATTAAAACAAACTGAATCACGTCAGTCAGTAGAGCAAATTAAAAACAATTTATTTGCTGCATTTGGACTTAAAAAATCCAACTATATAGAAAAAGACGGTAAAAGAATACGCATACAAAAACCGAAACAATAATGGATATAGGGCAATTGTGGGTAACTCTTGGAGTAAATCTTGCAGGGTTAAATGCGGCATACGCAGCGTTTGGAAAATTGGAAGGTGTAGCAGAAGCTTCATTAGGAAAAGTTACTGCCGCATCTGAAGCCGCAGCAAGGGCACAAACTGCTGCAGCTATTTCTTCCTCAAATGCTCAAATAGCGTTGGATAATAAGTTAATGATTCAACGTATAAAAGCTGTGGAAAGAAGGGTAGCATCAGAAAAAGCTGCAGAGGACACTATAATTGCCAATAGAATAAAAGCAGACCTATTATTCGATAAGTTAGCGGCACAAGAAATGGTAAGACAACAAAAGGTCATGATTTCTCAAATTGTCGCATCACAAAAAGCTTTAGCGGCTCAGACTGCTGCATCTGCAAATGCCTCTGCTATGATGGCATCTAATGTTAATAGATTGTCCTTAGCGTTTACACGTTTTGGACAATCTATGACTATGTATGTTACTGCACCTTTATTATTAATAGGATATGGTGCAATAAAGGCGGTTACTACATTAGATACATTAGAACATAAGATTGTATCTTTGACTTCCACTTCCCAAGAACAAATGAATGCTTGGAAACCGGCTATTAAAGCAATATCGGATGAAACTCATAGAAGTTCCGCAGAAATTACAGAATCATTTTACTTCGTAGCTAACTCGGCATTATCTGCCGCAACTACTTTAAAAATTGTAGAATTAGCTTCAAAGGCATCTGCAATTGGAATGGGTTCTGCTTCCGACGTAGGAAAAGCATTAACTTTTATTTATAATGCTTATGGGGAATCTGCTTTTAATGCGGCAAAAACAATGGATGTATTAACAGTAGCTATTCGGGAAGGTGTTGTAGAAATAAATCAAATTGTTCCGGTAATTGGACCAATATTACCTTTTGCCGCAAAATTAGGCGTATCTATTGATCAGGTAACTTCTGCATTAGCAATAATGACGAGAACAGGTTTTAATGCCGCAAGGGCATCAACTTCTATTCGTGCTATGTTACAGGGAATAGCTGATCCAGCACCTCATGCAGAAGCAGCATTAAAATCTATGGGTTCATCCTTTGCAAAATTAAGAGAAATAATTAGGGACAAAGGATTAGCGGCAGCTTTAGCAGAACTTAATGGAATTTTTATTAAAATGGGAGTAACGGCTTCTGGTAAAATATTTGGAAATATTCGTGGAGAAATTGCGGCATTAGGTTTGACTGGACCACAGATGAAAGCACTTCAAGAAGTTGCCGGAAAGAGTAAAGATGAATCAGATGCATTTGCTCGTGCATGGGAAATATCAAAAATATCTATTCAATATTCTTTGGATGGTATAAAGGTAGCTTTCCAAAATGTTTTATTATCTATTGGTGGTACAGGTGGTGGTTTAATTAGATTTTTTAATGATTTAGCAGGTAAGTTAAATGAACTTGCCAATTGGTTTAAGAATTTAACTCCTGCTATGCAACAGCATTATATTCATATGGCTTTATGGGCTGCCGCAATTGGTCCACTTGTTTTATTTATAGGTAATTTAATTCGTATATTAGGTGGTTTAGCTATGGCTGTAGTATGGGCAACTACTCCCTGGCCAAAATTAATATTATTTATTACAAATTTTAAGCGGGTTCTTATATTTAATGCAACGGCTATATCAGCTCAATGGATGTCAATGTTAGGTGTAATCGGTATTACTAATCCTTGGGTAGGTGCGGCGATAGCAATCGCTCTTGTTACGGCAGCAATTGTATTGTATCTTCGTGCAAATAGAGAAGCTACCCAAGCTCAAAAAGCAGTCCTTGATATTAATACACAGGTAGCTACATCGACAATAAGGGAAAAGAATCAAATAGATCAATTACTGAGAATAGTACAGAGTCATAATACTACTTTAGCTCAAAAAGAAGATGCTATAAAGAAATTAAATGCTATATCACCGGAATATTTAGGAGGTATTACTCAGGATGCTATTAATACTGGTACGGCTACGGAAGCAATAAATAAATATATTAAAGCTTTACAGGATAAAGCAAAAGCACAAGCCATTCAGGAGAAAATGGTGGAAACAGAAAAGCAATATATTTCTGATGTAATGAGTGGTGCGGATAAACAGCTTTCTTTTATTGAAAAATTTACAGTTGGTTCTAAAATAAGACAGAGTATTGAAAATGCTAATGCGGCAAAAAGTAAGAAAAATTATACAGAAACTATGATTTCTCTTCAAGCCATGTATGATGTTTTAATGAATGTAACAAAAGCTACTAAAGAATTAAGTAAAGCAGATAATACCCCCGGTTTTGCATATTTAGACCCAAAAACATTGTGGTCTTGGGAATCCGCAAATGAACTTAGTAGGGGGTGGAATAAAACTTTAGATGATATTAAAACCAATATTAAGGATATAATGTCTTTGAAAATTCCTGCTTATGTAATTCCAGGTATGCCGACAAGTTTGAGTGCTGTACCCCCTCCAGGAGAAACAGAGGCTCAAAAATTAGCAAGATTAAAAGCTGCAGAAGAATCTCAAAAATCTAATGAGGAATCAATTAAAAAAAGACAGGAATTTATAAAGAGTTTCAACGAATCATACGATGCTATAATTACTAAAGCAAATGTTCTTGGGAATACTATATTAGAAAATGGTAAGAAGTTTGATGCTGCAGATGAAAAAAATAAATTATTCTTTACTACCTTTGAGAATGGTGGTAAGATAATGAAGCAAAATGATCCATTCATGCAAGCGATGATTGCTAATCTATACATGTATGGTGGAGCATTAGATTATACCTTTAGTGTTTTAAAGGATATGAGTGAACAGTTATCTGTCAATACGGCTAATGTAAAAGTTTCCGGTGATTCCTTAGGGGGTATGACATCGCAGTTAAGTATTTTTTCAGAAGCATTAAAAAAATTATCCGTTCCAGGTAGTGAGGGTGGTAAAGCAGTATTAGATTTAAAACAAGCTATTTCTGAATTGAATGATGAAATTTCCAGAAAGACCCTACAAAAAGCTCTTGCGGAAACAGCTATGGGTTCTGCCTTTTTAGGTGGTAGCTTTGATAAACTTGGTGCTAAAATACAAGCACATAAAAATCGTATAGCTGATTTAAAGAAAGCATATAACTTAGCTACGGAAGCAGGGGATGCTACGACAATGATGCAAGCTTTGTTAGGTGCTCAAGCAGAAAATTCAACTATTAATTTTTTAGGATTAAATGACATTACCAAAAAGTATAATGATTCTGTTGCAGATTTACTTCTTAAAGAAAATCAAGCCGGTATTAGCTTTAAAGTAACAGGAGATTTAATTAAACTTGATGAGGATTACATTGAACAATTATCAATTAAATATCGGGAAGCAGCAGGGGATACAAAAGCTTTAGCTGTAATTCAAGGCTTATTAAATGATGCTTATTCTAAGCTAAGTACGGATTCTGCTATGAAGAGTATTAAGGATTATGAAGAAGCTATTAAAAATATAAAAGATAGGAAAGGTTGGAAAGGTTCAGGAGTATCAGATTGGATCCAAATTAAAAAGACGGCAGAGGAAGCTATTAAAACCCAACAGAAATTAAGAGCAAGTATGTCAGTTCTTTCTCCGGAATATGAAAAGGCAAGTGCTGCTATTTTGAAGTATGGGAATGATGTGAAGAAGGCTAATGCTATGATTAATTTTGATAATATCATGGAGGGTATATCAGATGGATTATCAACCATAGTACCTGTAATGGGAGCATATGTTAGTTTACTTGATGCACAACAAAATCGAGCATTGAAAATGGTAGAAACTGTTGCTAAGGCACGGAATAAATCAGAAGCATGGGTAACGGCTCAGAATTTAAAGATAAATGAAGAATACGCCAAAAAGAAGAAACGAATGGCTATTGCAGAGGCTATTGTTAATACTGCTATTTCTGTTACAAAAGCAATGTCACAGTTAGGTTGGTTTTCTTTTATAGAAATACCAATGTTATTAGCCGCAGGTGCTTTACAAATCGCTGCAATTAACGCTCAACCAATGGCTCAGGGAGGTGTTGTTCCTACAGGATATAAGAATGATACTTATCCGGCAATGTTAAGTTCCGGTGAGGTTGTTGTTCCCCCTCATAAATTAGCAAGTATTCAAAATGGTAATAATTCACAAAGAATGTTTAAACCCGTTGTCTTACGTGCAGAAGGAAGGGATTTAGTTGGAGTATTAGAAGAAATGGGAACACTTAATAATAGTTACTAATGGCAACATACGGAAACAAGTATTTAGCAGGATGGGGATCACGAGATAATCAACAAGGATACCTTTATATTGACCAATTGAATTATGTTTCAAGTATTCTTTATGGTTTTCAATATAATGTACCAGCCTTACAAAATCCTAAAGGTATTGCAGGACAAAATTGGAGTGTTCCTACTGATGCAGATTTTTCCGAACTTGCTACGGCTTTAGGTGGGGCATCTATTGCAGGTAACTTATTAAAAGAAGCAGGATTAACTCACTGGTCTGCTACGACAGTTGATGTTACTAATAGTTCCAAATTTACAGGACTATCTACAGGATTAAGAACTTCAGCAGGAGCATTTGCTGGATTAGGTAATAATACATATTATTGGTCATCAACTTTTGCAGGTGGGGGTGATTTTATGTGGACTTGGAGTTTAGGATTGTCCAGTACTTTTTATAGATCACAAACTTCAGGAAAATATGGATTATCGGTACGTCTTGTAAAAGGATTCACTACATTAGCAGAAGGG